TACACCTCTTTGTGAGTTATATGAGCCTGGGCCCGAATCTAAGCAGAGTTATATTTCGAACTTTGGAGAATACCACACTCAATGGGTTCAAGCATGGTCTGATTTACCGAGGAAAAGGCCATGACCTTGTCAGACTCCAAAAAGCGCCAGGCTCCTAACGACTACCGGAAACTATACAAGAAAGAGTCAGAGAAGCATCTTAAGACAATTGCACAGTGTGATAAGCTATATGATCAGGTTAAGAAGCAAAGGGACGCTGTACTGGACACCGGCATAGAAAACGAAGCACTAACCGAGGAACTAAAACTTAAGGATAAGGAGATTGAAGCCATGAAGGACGAACTTAAGGCCGAGAAGCTTAGGACTAATCTAGTTGCTGAGATTACATTTGGCCTAATCATACTGGGGATACTTTACTTTTGCGTTGGGGGTCGAGTATGAGAGATAAAAAAACATATTTCGTTAATGAATTAACTGTTTATGAAGTTGTTGAATGTGTGGAAAAACAAGATTCAGAAGATGTTTATTATGTTTGCGACTCTTTTGACTCTGAATCAGAAGCTGAAAAATATAAAAGTGAACTTCAGAAAGAGGAGTCCGAGCAATGAGAGAATTACGTTTTAGATCCTGGGATTCTGAAAAGTCAGAGATGCTGGAAGTAGTTGACCTATCAGGGCCAATAAGCACATATAAATGGCTCGGAAAGATAGATGTAGAAATCATGCAATATGTAGGACTGAAGGACAAGAACGGGGTGAATATTTTTGAGGGTGATATTCTTCAAAATGATAACGGCCCAATTTCAAAAGTCGTTTTTTGGGAAGGCGCTTTTTGTTTGGATTTCGGTACTGGACTAATACATTTTAACTTTGCACCTTGCAGAACAAAAACCGTCATTGGCAATATTCACGAAAACCCGGAGCTTTTAAAATGAGCGACATTAAAATTTGCCACAAATGCGGGAATACAAAGCTAGTAGGCCGTTGCGATAGGTGCGGGGTGGTGAAGGGAGAAAAGCCAACCGCCAAGGACTTATCAGTAGACTGGCCGGAAGTGGTCGACAGGAGGAAAGAATAATGGATGAGGAATTATTATCAGCAGAATATGAGAAATTATTTTGCCGGATAGCAAGAGCTGTAAAAGAAATTGAGTTTGCAATGAAGTTTGCTGAGTCTCAAGGTGTGGTCACTTCCGCAATACTGCAGGGGATTAAAGACCGCCTACTAACAGACAAGTATGATTAATCCTTGAATTCCGGCGCTGAGGCAGTAGATTAGAAGTGACTTATAATGAGGCTAGGTAAGGTTTGATCACCTTGCTGAAAACGGGTACCTACTCGATTTTCCCGCCCGCCTCAGTCATCTAAAGAGTAGGAAAAAATAAATCGAGGTTAATATGAAATACGACAATTATGAAGACTATCTTGCGTCTGACAAGTGGGCCAAGATTAAACAGACCTACAAAGATCAACCAGGTTATGATCAATCTTGTTTTCTGTGCTACAATACCGATCACTTAAACTTTCACCACTGGCGATATCCGAAAGACTGGAATAATGACAGCTATAAAAATATCATGCTTGTTTGCCAAGAGTGCCATTCAACAATACATAACACCCGAATAGAGCACGACTCACACCACTATAAAGAGAGCGAGATGTATAAATACCTTTCTCACTTAATAAAAGAGTTAGATGTTATGAAAATGGCTTACTTTGAAACTTTATCAGAGGAGTTTTAGAAATGGCTAAAGAATTACCATATTTTAAGTTTTACTCTTCTGAATGGAGTGACGGGAATATATCTCTTGAATCTTGGGAGGCTCAGGGCTTATTCGTAAATTTATGTTGTTGGTATTGGTCAAGAGAATGTAAGCTAGAATTAGAATTAGTTAATAAGAAATACCGGCTAGATTTAGAATTAATTTCTCAATTGTTTGATGCAAATGTTATAAAAGAGAAAAATGGTTTTTTAATAATTTCTTTTCTTGATCAGCAAATGAAAGAGAGAAAGGCTAGATCTAAACAAAACAGAATCAACGGATTAGGAGGTGGAAGACCTAAAACCCAGTCGGTTAATTCTCGGTTAGCGAAACAAAACCCAGTCGTAACCAATAAAGAAGAGAAGAGAAGAGAAGAGAAGAAAGAAGAAAATATAAAAGAAAAATTTGATGAGTGGTGGGCTTTCTATCCTCGGAAGTTAAATAAGAAAAAAGCTGAGACATCTTACAAGACAGCGATAAAGAAAGCATCCTCTGAAGAATTGTTGGAGGCATTAAAATCTCAACTATGCACATTTAGTCCTGATTTAGAATTCGTTCCTCATGCTACTACTTGGTTAAATGGCGAGAGATGGGCTAACCCAGTTGAAGCAGTCAAACAAGATTACAGTCATAAGCCAAAGCCAGGGGAAGTATATCTATGAATGAATTTACAAAGCAGGCTGAAAATCTTAAAATCGATCTTAGAGGACACTTTTCAGGAGAGGTTAAAACTACATGCCCTCAATGCTCTCATACTCGGAAGAAATCAAAAGACACATGTTTAAATGTTAATTTAGATGAGGGCTATTATAAATGCTGGCATTGTGAGTGGAAGGGGTCGCTTAAAATGCCACAGAATGAGCATAAACAGCAGTACAAGCCAATTAAACCTAAAATACAAGGTGAGTACAAGCCAACAGAGTTAAACGACTTATCAGGGGGGTCTATTGCGTTTTTTCAAAAAAGAGGTATTGAGGAAAGGACTTTAAGAATTGAGGGCGTTAAGACTGCTAAAAAATGGTATGGCCGATATAAGATAGAGGTTGAATCAATAGCTTTTCCGTTCATAAAAGATAATAAACGAGTGAACACAAAGTACCGAACAAGCTCAAAAGATATGGCCCAAGACGGCAACGGGGAAAAGTGCTTTTACAGATGGGATAAAATGAAGGGCGCAAAAACAATCTATATCACTGAAGGTGAAATGGATGCTTTGACACTTATACAGGCCGGTTATGACTCCGGTGTGACTTCAGTGCCAGACGGAGCACCAAATCCAACTGCAAACAATCTGGATACTAAATTTTCATACTTTAATGCGGAATCACAGCCGTTTTTTGAAGATGCTGAGAAAGTTATTTTACTGACTGACTCAGATGAAAACGGGAAATTTCTTGAGAAAGAGTTAGCCCGCCGAATAGGGAAAGAGAAATGTTATCGTGTTGAGTATCCAGAAAGCTGTAAGGATATAAATGAAGTTTTAGTCAAATTTGGTGAAACTGAGGTTAAGCAAGTTGTAGACGGTGCCCAACCTTACCCAATAACCGGAATACATAAATTTCGAGAATATAAAGAGGAGATCATAAATTACTACGATAATGGCATGGAGCAGGGAGTTTCTACTGGATGGAAAAACATGGACGATAATTTCAAGCTATTCAAGGGCCATCTGAATGTATTAACCGGAATTCCAAACAGCGGTAAAAGTGAGTGGCTAGATGCTTTGATGATCAACACAATAAATAATTATCATTGGAAATGGGCTGTTTACTCTCCAGAAAATCTACCAGCTTACATGCATTTTCAAAAACTTGTGGAAAAGAGCTGTAACCGGTCAATGACCTATCAGGCCGATAGAATAGAACGTACAAGATTGATTCAAGAAATAGAAGATTTATCAGACTCAATTGATTTAATCATTCCTGAAGAAACTGAAATGACCTTAGAAGATATTTTAGCCAAAATTAAAAGCTCTGTATTCCGGTCAGGTATTGACGGATTCATAATAGACCCTTGGAACGAAATAGAACACAATCTTAAACCAGGGCAATCAGAGACAGATTATGTAAGTTTAACACTAGCGAAAATAAGGAGATTTGCCAGAAGACATGATTTGAGTGCCTGGATAGTAGCGCATCCGGCAAAGCTATACAAAAATAAAAACGGTGAGTATCCGGTGCCGACTTTGTACGACATATCAGGGTCAGCTAACTGGAGAAATAAAGCTGATAATGGTTTTGTAGTCTGGAGAGATTTTACAGGCACTCAAGCTACTACGGTATATATCCAGAAGATCAGGTTTAAGAATACCGGTAAACTTGGACAAGTAAGCTTTAGATGGGACTGGAAAACAGGAAACTATTCACCGCTTACATTTCAAGGATCAACCACAGACGAACAGTTAAACGAATACAAGCAAAGTTAATGAACAGGATAAGGAGTTATGCAGATGAGTAAGTCAGAGACAGCGAGAAAGATTGAGGTTATGCAGGCTTTTGAAGATGGGAGGATTGTGGAGTATAGGCACAAGCTGAACGATAATAAACAATGGTGGATACTCACTTCTGATACGCCTTCTTGGGAATGGCCAGCATACAATTACCGTATAAAAGAAGGCAAGCCCGTAACCCTGCAATCCCGCATAGAGGCAGAGTTTGAAGGATATGAGGTGGTTATGTTGGAAGATGACCGAGACATTTTAATGCTCTATAGATTTGGGCATGAATTTAAGCACATAGAAGCCCAGTCCATGAAAGGTTTTGCAGGTTATATATACAATTGTGGCAAACATGTAATACAACATTTTCAGCCAATATTTGAGAGTGGTACTAAACAGTTACATCACCCAGTAGCCGTGTTATTTGAGCGGGGTGAATCATGAGCGGAAACTATGTAGAGGCTCAAATGTATGAGGATGTTTGCAGGCAAAGAGATAAGCTTGAGCAGGAGAACGCAAGGCTGAAGGAAGCTAATAAATCCTATAAAAAGACCATTATAACATTTAAGAAGGCTTTGGATAGTGAGCGGAATAACTGGGAGGAGTTGGGGGTGAAGATTGTTGAAGCAATAAAATACATACAGAATAATCCTAGCGATGATGAATATAGGGATTGTTGTAAGGTCAATGCTTATAAGGCAGTGTCAGAATTAAGAAAGAGACTGGAGGGCGGGGAATGAAACGAGCGGCCCGCAAAGACAGCAACCATAATCAGGTCATGAATGCTTTCATAAAAAGAGGGTGGACGGTTCTGGACACGTGGCAGATAAAGAACGCTTTTGACATCCTGATTACTAAAAACTTTCAGACTATCGCGGTTGAAATCAAGGATTCGGCCAAATGTCCAAGTAAGCGCAAATTGACCGAGGGAGAGCAGAAGTTTAAAGAGCGATGGGAGACACACGGCTTTTGGAGACTCTGCGAAAGCCTGGAAGATGTCGAGGCCATTGACAGAGAGTTCAGCGCAAGGAGCGGGTTGTGATCGAAATATATTCACTCCGCATCCCTCCCAACACCGCAGACCCCAAAACTTGGGCCGAGGAATGGCTTAATAAGATTCTGGGATACTGCCAGCTACCGCAAACGTCCAAGGACTACGATATCAAGATTAAGGATAGCACAGCTTATTTTACTTATAAAAAACCTCGCAGTAAAGTAAACTAAGACTTACCCGTCCCAAGTCGGTGCCTTTATTATCCCAAGGCATTGGCTTTTTTATTTCCTGTAAAAATTCACATTAACTCTTGACTATAGATATAGATATGTATATAGTTACATCAAACAACGGAGTTATGCAGAATGGATCACAAAGAATTTAAAAAGTTTTACGCAATGGGAAAACAGAATTTTTCAGTCACTATTGAAGACTGGGCCGGAAACCTAAACGACACAGTATTCAAAAATATGTCCATGCATGAAATAGATTGTGATTTGGCTTATTACTACGGTTGGGGAAATGCCAGATTAACAAAATGCGAAATAGTTAAGTAAAATTTAAGCCGTCCGTCACCAGTTATTATTCAGCTTAATCCACTGGTGAAAATCTCCAAAAATCATCATAAAGGGCGGCTTATCATTCAACACAAAGGAGAACACATGAAAAGAGATATTACAGAGATCTATTACAGCCTATTAAGGCGTAAAGGATTAGAAGCAGTACAAAAAAGAATAGAGAAAGACGTAAGGGCAAAAGTCCAAATAAACGACTACAGCCCACTTTACTTAACTATGTCTCAAGAGGGGTATTTTAAATGAAATACTCAGAGTTTTTAGAGGCAAAACGACACAGCATAGGGAGCTTTGGATTTAAGTCCACATGGATGCCGGAAATAGCTTTCGACTTTCAAAAGCATGTTATTGATAAATCAATTCATAAGGGGCGTATAGCTAATTTTCTTGACACCGGTTTAGGTAAAACTCTAATACAATTATCAGAAGCCTATAACATTGTATTGCACACCAATAAAAAAGTACTAATACTCACTCCTCTTGCAGTGGCCTTTCAGTTTATCAATGAGGCTCATAAAATCGGCATAGATGATATAGAGTATTCCAAGGACGGGAAGCACTCCAAGAAAATAGTAATATGCAATTATGAGCGACTTCATTATTTTGACAGTAATGACTTTGTTTGTATGCTCCTGGATGAAAGTTCAATACTGAAAAACTTTGACGGGAAAATAAAGAATCAGATTAACTCATTTATTAAGAAACTACCGTACCGTTTTTTATCCACTGCCACGCCGTCACCTAATGATTTTATAGAACTCGGAACAAGCTCAGAAGCTCTTGGATATATGGGATACATGGATATGCTCGGAAAGTTCTTTAAAAACAATCAGAATTCAATAGATCCAAAGCATGCAGGAGAAAAGTTTTATTTAAAGCCTCATGCAGAGAAAGACTTTTTTGCTTGGGTAAACCAGTGGTCAATTATGGTTAAAATGCCGTCAGATATAGGATTCTCAGATGAGCGGTATCAACTGCCTAAATTAATACTTAATGATCATGTAGTTAGAAATACTACACTAATGGAATCAGATGGACAATTATTAATGTTTGCTAATAAGGCGAAGGGATTCCATGAAATCAGGGCAGAGGAAAAAGCCACTATAGAAGTAAGATGTCAAAAAGCCGCACATTTAGCTAGTGATAAAACTTCTGTCTATTGGGTAAACAGAAATCAAGAGGGCGATTTAATAAACGAATTAGACTCTGAAGCAGTTCAAATAAAAGGAGCTATGAGCATAGATAAAAAGGAGGAGATTTTAATTGCATTCGCCAAGGGAGAAATAACGCGCCTTATCACTAAAGCAAAAATGACCGGCATGGGACTCAACTGGCAACACTGTAATCATTCGGTGTTTTTCCCTACCTGGAGCTATGAGCAGTATTATCAGGCCGTTAGACGATTCTGGAGATTTGGACAAACTAAAGAGGTCACTATTGATTTAGTCACTTCAGACGGTCAGGAAAGAGTCATAGAAGCAATTCAACAGAAAACCAAAAAGGCTAAAGAGCTTTACGAAAACCTAGTTAAAAACGTAAACAGCGAATTTACCAACGAATATAAAGAGTTTAACAAAAACGTAAAATTACCAAGCTTTATTTAGGAGAAAACCAATGACAAAAGAACAGTTAATTACTGATGATTACTGCTTATATAATTCCGATTGCATGGAAGTTATAAAAGAGCTTCCGACTGACAGTATTGACCTTTCGGTCTATTCACCTCCGTTTGCCGGATTATATAATTACTCAAGCTCTGAAAGGGATTTCAGCAACTGCGAATCAAAAGAACAGTTTCTTGAACAGTATGACTATTTAATATCTGAAATGGCCAGAGTCACAAAGCCCGGAAGAATAAACGCCGTTCATTGTACTGACGTATTTGATAACACTTGTAGACTATGGGACTTTCCACACGAAGTAATTAATCTGCATATCAAACATGGTTTTGAATACCGCAACAGAATAACCATATGGAAAGAGCCGTTAAAAGTACGAATGAGAACTATGGTTCAATCTCTAATGCACAAGTTTATAGTTGAGGACTCTACAAAGTGCTTTACGGCAATGCCGGATTATGTTTTGATCTTCACCAAGAAAGGAGAGAATCAAGTACCAGTAACTCACGAAAACGGATTCAATCGCTATGCTGGATCAACTCCGATACTTCCAAATATTCTACAGGCATGGAATAATCAGGCGGGTACAAATTTTAAAGCCGGTGAACTATGGCGATATCTTAACACTGAATTTGAAAACCATAAAGACCCGAAATCAAATAAACTAAGTCATTATATTTGGCAGAGATATGCGTCTAGTGTTTGGGATGACATAAGAATTGATGAGGTATTACAATACAAAGAGAGTAAAACTGAAGACGATGAAAAGCACGTACACCCTCTACAATTAGACGTAGTTGACAGAATCGTAGAGCTTTATTCTAATGCAGGAGAAACAGTACTAACGCCGTTTATGGGCGTAGGTTCAGAGGTTTATTCGCCGGTATCTTTAGGCCGCAAAGCAATCGGTATAGAGCTTAAAGACAGTTACTACCGCCAAGCAATTATGAACTTAGGTAGCGTGAAAGAAAGATTTGTAGAAAATCATCATCCAGAGCTATTCTAATGCAATCTAAGCGGGAATCACTAAAAGAGTCTGCGGCTAATGTATTAGTCGGTTATATAATCGCTTTAATGTCTCAGATAGTAGTATTCCCGCTGGTAGGAGTGCAAGCAAGTCTAAACCAAAACTTAAAGATAGGTGTTTATTTTACCATAATATCTTTAGTAAGATCATACATGATAAGACGTTATTTCAACAAAGGAGAAAGCTAATGCCGAATATTCAATTCTACGTTAAGCCAGGACAGGAAAAAGATCTTAAGGCCAAAGCAAAAAAGGCCAAACTATCCGTATCCGCTTACATTCGGAAAATGTGCGGGCTGGAGAAAAGCAAATGAAAATGGATTACGAACGTTGGAAAGAGGCCCGCGAAATGGTGAACATATCACAGCCTTCAGAGCTTGAGAGCTGGTGCAGTGCCATAACTGAATGGCTTATGTGCTCTGTGTGTGGTCTGTGCATTGTGGCGTTAGTGGGTCTTATGGTGAAAAGATGAATGAACCGTCAGAGCTAATATGTTCAAAAAACTACTGCAATTACCCACTAACGAAAGTTGATGAGGACTTCAAAAAGCAAGTGTACAAGTGCCACAAGTGCAAGACGGAATTTGTCAAGATTAAGGAGCAGAACGGATGAGTAAAGCCTTAAACAAAGCCTATGAAAAGTTAATGTCTCAAAAGGAAGAGATTCAGAGACTTAAGCGCAGTTTTGAAATGCACAATTGCCTTGCGAGAGTAAAGGAGAAACAGGACGTCAGGTTTCAAGTACTCGAACAAAACCAGCTCGAAATGTCCAGGATTGTCACAGAGCTAGAAAAGAAAGTCAAGTACCTGGAAAATCAGGTCAACACCCCGAAAAATACAGGGTGGAAGAAATGAAAGTAAGAGAATTAATAAGGGAGTTGAATAAGTTGCCACCAAACGCGCAGGTTCTAACTGCTAATCATGATAATTCTACTGATGAATACAGTAATAAGCCGTCAAGTGTCTATGAGGTTCCCTATGAAGAATTTGCGGATTTCTGTAAATATGACTTAAGCGAATTTGCAAAGCCATACTCAAAGCACTGGAGGCGCTAAAATGAAGATCAAGATGAAAAGAAAGCAGGCTAACTTTATTCGGGCAGAATTGTATAAATTGCTAGTGAAAGGCGTGGAGGCTGACGACCCAGAGAATCATTTATTACTCATAAGTGAATGCATAAGTCTATTTAATGAATCACGCTCACAGAGGATTGTCATTGACCGAGACGATACGCCAGTCAAGCCAATAGATGGTATAACTATCTGGTTAGATCACAACAATCAGGTGAATTCTATAGATTCTGAGGGAAAGATTTCTAAACTTGTAGAGGTTGAAGAATGAATGAATTAAACGTTAAGGCTTTGCATAAAGCTATTGAAGGAATAATGGAGAATCAGGCTATTTTAAGTATTTCGATCCTCGCAAACAGGAGAATCACTAACGCCTCAAAGTCATGTAAAACACTTGATCTTTATGATGAGAAAGTTGGCGAAATAATGGAGGAGGAGAGAAAGGCTATTGATGCGGTGAGAAAACCAAAACAGCCCGACATGGTAAAGATTATGGAAAGCCTCAAGGATATGATTCAGTCAACTGATAAAGGGGAAAAGCCGTGAATGGTCTAGATCTTGGCGACAAGGTTAAGCACCGGCTATCAGGAGATATTCACAAGGTCATAGGGTTCGAATATGGCCACATAGTGACCGTGTACAAAGTTAATCACGAAGGTGTGAAAGATGTCAGGGCAACAGCCGTTAAGATCGATATGTTTTGGACTGTTTTTGAGGAGGTGTAGGGATGTTTAGCGAGTGTGAATTCTCAGGCTGTAAAAACCTAAAATATTTGGGGCTATATTGTGCCGATCATAAGGTTACTAAAAAGTTCGTTTATATTATTCAGCATGGTGACATGGTAGTTGAAAGACAGGGGCCGAAAGAGTATAAAAAGAAGGCATTAGAGGTAATCAGGCAAGTCCGTGACAATGACCAAGCGATACTCACCGCCGAGGTGACCTTGACAAGGGGGATATTAAGGGCAAACCTTTACTAGGGGGTAGGGGGTGTCGTTTGGAACAGGGATAAAAGAGGGGGATTAAGAACTAAAGAAAATTTAATAAAAGAAAAACACTGAAAGATTAACCGATTTATGAGGGATTTATGAGTATTGAAAAACGCATTCGGAAACAAGCACGTAGAGCGTTTGAGTTCTATCAACATTACAATATTAAACAGTGGGAGGATTTCCTGAGGCGTGGCGATGGCTTCCATTTTGCGACTCTGTACGGGTCTCAATATTTCACCGCACAGTTTGAATCATTAATGTTTTCAGAAAGTCAAACAAGATCTACTGTTTGACAAACCGCTCACAGATAAGTAAATTTACAATAACGTAAAAAAGAGAGTTATGTAATGGGTAGACCAAGCAAGTATAGTGAGGAGTTAATTGACGAGATATGCTCACGGATTACCGAAGCAGAAAGCCTCACAAGTATATGCCAGTCAGATCACATGCCTTCTATTGCTGTGCTGTTTACATGGTTGAAAGAGAAGCCCGAGTTTCAAGACAAATACGCACGCGCCAAAGAGATCCAGGCAGACTTTTTATTCGAGAGGATGCGGGATGTTGCCGAGACTCAAGAGCTTGGAATAATGACAAAGATTTCTGACCGTGGTACTGAGACAACCGAGGCCGATATGATAGCCCATAGAAAGCTTAAGATTGAAACGTACAAATGGCAGATAGGCAAAATGCGCCCTAAGAAATACGGCGACAAACAGCAGGTGGAGCACACCGGAGACGTAACACACCGCAATATCGAGATTGTTACTAAGGATGAGATTGATAACGATGACATCGGTTTTAAAGAAAGCTAACAAACAGCAAATTGCCGTAAGTTCCAAATATTACACGCCAATACTTAAAAGCCGTCACAGGTACATAGTCTTGTACGGTGGCCGGTCATCTGCCAAGTCTTACACCGCCGCACTTAAGGCCGTTATGCTCCTGAGAACTGAAAAGAATTTCAAGGGCTGTTGCTTGAGGAAAGTCTACGCTGATGTAAAAGATTCTCAGTTTGCCACTATGGAAGAGATAATAGACTTTTATGGGTGGCGTGATGAATTCCACATAATCAAATCGCCTTTAGAGATTACCCACTTAAAGACCGGTAATAAGATGCTTGCCAGGGGGCTAGATAAGGCCCATAAGCTCAAATCAATCAATAACCTTACTTGGCTCTGGATGGAAGAGGCTGACGAAATAGCTTTAGAGGACTTCATAAAGTCGGATACATCCGTCCGTCACCCATCAAGTAACACTTTATTGCAGACCGTAATTACATTTAACCCTGAATCAGAAGAGGGATGGATAAACTCGTACTTTTTCCCGCCGAAAGGATCATATGAGATTGAAGACGGATCACACACTTATATAACTTCTCAAATCCCGAATACATTAATTCTGCACTCCACATACCAGCACAATGATTTTTGCTCACAAGGTAATATCGAGGTTATTAAGCGCTTAGAGAATCTTGGCACTGATTCAAACTATTACAGGGTTTACGTCCTAGGGCTGTGGGGCAATGCCTTAAAGGGGCTTGTATTTGAGAACGTCAAGTATCAGGATTCTATGCCAGACAAAGAGAACTGGAAAAAATCCGGCTTTGGTTTAGACTTCGGATTTACCAATCACCCTACAGCTATCATTCACTGTGTGCTTGCTCATGGTGAGATCTGGATGGAAGAGAAAGTTTACAAAACCGGACTGGTGAACACCGGCCAACATTCAATATGCTCAGAGATGGAAGACTTTGTTACTGACGAGGAAATCATAGCGGATTCAGCAGAGCCTAAGTCAATAGCCGAGATTAAGCGCTTTAAGAGGCTGAGAGATTGCCCAAGGTGCAAAGATGAGATAGATAAGAATTGCCGGAGCTGTGACCAGGATAGAAAGGTTGAAATTCCAGCTTTCAGAATCCGAGGCGTTAAAAAAGGCACAGACTCTGTAGAGGCGGGCATAAACATGATGAAAGAATATCCTATTAACATCGTGGGGGAATCGCCAAACCTGAAGAAAGAATTCAAGTCCTACAAGTACCAGGAGGCCAAAGAAGGGGCACAGAGTGAGTTCTTAAATAAGCCTATTGACGCATGGAATCACGGAATAGATGCGGGCCGGTACTGGTGCTGGACTAACCTAAGAAAGACCAGATCTTTAGTAATCGTGTAAAATTCCCCTACTTTTCCCCTAATTCCCTCCGATATCCCTTGAACTACTGTTTTAACGTACTACTTTTAAACAGTACTTAAAAGGAGTTATGCACAATGAAAAGTCAAGAAATGTCAACCGCAAATAAAAAGTCAAAGTTTCAGCCTCGTAGCGAAGCTTTTACAGAAGTCCACAAAGCAAGCCGTGGCGTTTTCGTCAAGAATCTTAATAAGTTCATCCAGACCAACGAGCAAAAATGCATTGTTCACGGCGTTCAGGACAACGGAAGATCAGAAGAGAATGTCACCGTTGAGAGTGTTGAAGAACTTAACCTTGATTTCGGGGTGTAGGATATGACTAACCAAGCTATAGAAGGCGAGTTTAAAAAGTCCATTCAGGAGATAGAGACATCTGTTTTGATATTCGACAACCTACTAGCCTGCGGGAGTGGGGCGGATTATTTCGGGGTGCATAGAGTTGCTTATAGGTGTTACTGCCAACTTAGGGATATGTACCTGGATCAAATGCCAGCGTTTAACCTGAAGGTAAGAATGGAGATTGACACGGCTTTAGATTCACTTGCTCAGGCAGTTCACACGATAATGGCTATACCGGCGAATGAAGACCCGCAATTACTTACGGACGTTCCAAAGTACAGGGCGAGCATGGATATTGCGCTAGAGTCGATTCAAGAGGCTCTGAGCCTGTTTGTTAATGAAGGTCTTAAGGTTGTAGGAGGTGAAGGATGAGAGGCGAATTAATATATAACC